GAACCTCCTATTGTATCCATATCTATAATATAAGGATCTGTTGTATCAGGTGGTTGAATTATTACAGGAAAAAGACTTAAAACACCAGCTATAGTACATCTATATGTACTTATAGTAAGAAGTATACCATTATCAGCTATCTGACTATCAACTAATTTATGAATATCTGAAGGATCAATTTTTTGAAGAACATTAATTGTACCATCGATAGCAGTATTTACTGCACCTGCAACTTCAGCACCGACATCAGAAGGTCCCACATTTACATTATTGATTTTGTAATGATGACCGGAAGTGATATTACAATCACCATCAACATGGACTTTATTGCCAGTAGAAGCAACACCGACACCTACATTTGAAGATCCGTCTACAGATATGACAGCACCAGCAGATGGACTATAGAGTGTTCCATGTTTATGACCTGCATTGTCTTTTACTCCGCCGATAGAGTCAGCAAGCATAGTATTTGCCATGTCCTCAAATACTTGTTGTTCAGTAGCTCCCCAAGGAGGAGGAGTTGATGGATCATTTAGATTAAAACCTCTATATGCTGTCATAATTTTGCTCCTTTAATTGCTTGTTGAATTCTCTCAATTTCAATTTGTTTTGATAAATGTTTATGAAAATTTCCAGAATAAGTTTTGATGTCTGTATGACCGAAATTTATTCTGGGTTCAAGGTAACATTTACCGCCTAATGATATCCATTTTTCAGAAAAAGTTATGTCCTCAGAATATCGTGTATTATTCTTAATAGGACATTCAAACAAATTAATTATTTTATTACCTTTATCAAAATACCAATTATCTTTAAAAGCATCAATCATTTTATTGATGCAATATTTTGATATTTTTAAAAAGCCAGTTGAGAGAAAGTTGACTTCAATTAAACCAGTTTCTGGATCTTGAATTATAATTCCATTTTCATCTTGTTTAATTTTAGTAGTATAACTTTCCCAATCATTTTTTCTTAGATATGCACCACCAGTTAAATCAAAGGGACTCCGCAATAAATGTAAGAGTCCCTCTATATTCCAAGATAAATCAGAATCAATGAATAAGAGATCAGTGAAGTCAGTTTGATAGAATTTATCGACAAGTAGATTTCTCGCATTATCGATATATGTACCATTTACTGTGAAAAAGTCCCAAGTAATTTTTAGATCATCAAGTAACTTGACACTCTTAATAAGAGATGTCACATATGGGACTTCCGCAGATTTATAAAATGGTGTCGCTATCGCTAACTTCACTTTTCTCCTTAAGCCGATGCAATCAATCCCAATGTTTTCAAATCAGCAATGATCGTATTGACACATGTACCGAGTGTAGTTGTCGTCTCAGTCGTTGGTACAAGTGCAGTAATAGTTATTGGTTGAACAACCGGTGCTTTTCCGTAGAAACCGATTTTCTCTGTCGCAGTGAGACCAAAATACATTCCGTCAGGTGTTCCATGTCCAATTCTTTCAGTGTCTGCCATAATATTTTAATCCTTTTTAATTGTTAACTTGTTACAAAATTAAAGTAATACAAAATAGAGGGATATTTCTATCCCTCTAAATTTTATTGCTTATACTGTTTGAATCTTTACAGCCCATTGAGGACGAATTTGCGCAACACCGAAGAATATATCCATACGGGATAGCATTCTAGCATTGGCAATATCAAAACCTCTTAAGAAACGGAAGGAAAGATTATCAACTGTTGCAACCGAAGCCATATCAAGTCCCTTAGGCTGAATCAACGGCACAGATGCAAAGGCAAATGAATCAGGATGCCACATATAAGCATTCTGATAAGCTGTTGATGCAGTTGTAGGAACTGATGTAGGTGTAGTCATAGCGCCAAGAACAATTGCAACACCGTCAATTGAACCACTTGCCTTATAGCAATTCTGGACTGGAGAAGTAGTATCAAAAACAATTCCAGGAAGAATTGTTAAAGTACCAGTACTCGAAGAAGCTGTATTGGCAGTTGTAATAACGAACTGTTTTAACCAAGGATATACTGATTTTGTTTCAAAATTGATGTCATAAAGACCAGCAATAGTGAAAGTCTGACCAGCAGCCCAAGTTGCTGTGGAAGTAGATGCTGAAGCATAAGGAAGAGATGTAGGAGCACCGGCAACAAATGTTCCAACAACTGGCGATGTGTTAGTTTCCGAACCAGTTGTAAGAGCAGGAATAAGTTGTGATATATACCAATCTACACCGATAGCATTCGAGAAAGCACCTTTTAAGAACATGTCACTGATAGATTGCTGAGGATTGAACTGGAGAGGTGTTAATCCAGCAACCATCTTACGTTCCATTTGAGGACCAATAGCACAATTAATCGGATCACCCTGAGGTATTAACTGTGCACCCAAACATGCTTTTGCATCCATCCAAGTATCAATAGTAGTAGGAACAGCAAGACCTGACGCAGCAATAGCATTAGGAATGTTTGCAAGCATATATGTTGCAGTTACTTGGTCTACTATAGAGGCAAGTTTTTTTGCTGGTGATTCAATATAACGAGGAACGAAATCATCAACGCTAAGAGCAAGATCTGCATCACTGAATTTCAAATCAACACCACGTACTGTATCAATAGTAAGAGTGTGATAAGTTTCAGTGATATCTTGCTGCTGCATTGCCCAACTGGTACGAACAGTTGCCTGAATCGGGTCACGAATGTTTAATACAGGACCAGTTTTTTGTCCGTCAAAACCCATTTGAGAACCGAAATTCTTTTCATAGTCATGATTGAGATTCTTAGCGAAAACAACATTGCTGTGGAAAACAGCAAGGAATTTTCGCGTAATTTCTAATGGAGTTACTCTGGTATCTGCCATAATATTTAATCCTTTTTTAGATTTTTAGTTTTTCTTTTGCTCTCTTTTGTTCTAATTTGAACCATTCGGCATCTGATAGTTTATTTTCATCGATCTTTGCCGTTGATCCAACCGTTTTCACGGGTTTAATAGGTGGTCTAGCTTGTGACACCTGATTTACAGGTTGAGATTTTTTCGCAGCAAGTTCAGATTCTAATTTTACCTCAAGTTTGCCAATCTGTTTTGCAGCTGAAACAGGAGGTAATTTATTTAACGCTTCAGCCTCATCTGGATGAGTTCCAAGATAATATCGGATTCGAGGACCAATGTCGGAACTTACAATAGCGTCTATTGCCATTTGAGGCAGCACTATCGGCTCAGCAACAATGTCATCATAATCCTCAATCTCAGAACGAACTTGATCTTCTACCTGAGAAAACTTCTGCTCTACAGAACCACTATTAATCTTTTCTTGTAATTGAGGCAACTTTTGGGATATTTTAAAATCCGTAAGTGCATCAATATATGATTCCTCATCTGTAAAAGAAGATCGAACAGGCTTTGTTAGTGTAGGTGTTGGAGTTTGCAATTGGGCTATTTTACCCTCTGCTTCACGTAAACGCTTTGTCAAACTATTTACGCGACCTTGCCAACTATGCTTATCAACCTTTTTCTTTACAGGCTCAGAATCTAATTTTTCTTCTTCACTCTCTTTAGGTTCAGTTTCCTGATCCTTACTTTCTACACTATTTTCTGGTTTATCAACCTCTTGTTCATTTGGCTCTTTGACAGCCTCTACTACATTTGCTTCTGTTGACTTTACTTCAGTTTCAGGGATTTCCGTTCCTTTTTCATTCTCTGTTGACATAACACACTCCTAAAGTGGATTTTGCGTGGTCATGGGGCCACTACCTTTATTTCCCAAATCTATCGGATTCATTCTTAATCCAGGCTGTTGCTGATTCATATGCTCATGTATCATTGTCTTAGCCAAATCTATCTCAGCTTTATGACTTTCAGCTTGAGCTCTCAAAACTTGTCCATCAGCCTTTACTTGTAATTCATCATTCTTTGATTTCAATTGTGTTTGCAAAGCATCTATCATCTGTTTCATTTGTATATTTTGCTGTGTTGTTAATTGATGAGCTTGCATTAATTTTTGCATATCTTGAACCATTGCTTGTATCTGTTTCTCGGGATCTTCAACTGCTTGAGAATCATCAGCAATTAAACCAGGATATTGAGTCTGTATCAATTTCTTCATTCTATCAGCAGCTTCAGAAGCATATGTAAAATCAAGATTTCTATAAATAAGATCCATTAAAGGTGTTGCTGCTTGAGGATTTGCTTGCATTATATGCATTAATTGTTCAGCAGTTTCAATACGACGTGTCTCGTATGAAGGACCGATATCTATCATTATGTCATATTTACCAACTGACATATCATATAATTTATTCGGATTTGATGGATCCTGATGCATTTGATTAATACTCACAACTGAATCAGTCATATCTTCACCAAGAATACGAATTGCTCTTGGCATATCATACAACTCAGGTATAATATCTACAAGAATTCTTGCAACTTGCTTTAATGATTGTGCTTGATTATCAGAGAAATGAAAATTAGAAGTATCACCTTGTCGTTGACGAGCAATGATTGCTTTTCCAGAAGATTCATTACCTTTAGCACCTAAAGAGGCATCATATATTCCAGAACATTCTTTCATTTGTTCTATAGCAATCATAATACCTTGATAGACAGAATTACCTGCTTCTGGAGGTGCAGTTCTTTGAGGTGGTGGTAATAAAGCACCATCTTCTGTCACTGGATGATATGGCAAAAATGCATGATTCTTTGCATTTGCAGTTTTCCAAATATCTTCATAACCTTCAACTTGAGCTTGTGCAAGAACAAATGGTGCTCTTGGTGCTAATGCCACTATCTCAACAAAAGCATTAAACATATAATTATACATTCTTTGTGCAGCTTTCATAAAGCGTGTTAAAGAATGCCACTTTTTCTCACCATTAACATTCAATTCTTGACCCAAAACAGGCACTATCGGTATATAACATCCAGGAAATTCTTGCTCCTCTAAAATTTCGTTCTTTGTTATCTTTCGCCATACAATAGTTATTTTCTCAACTTCTCTTTTATTCTTAACAGTTATTCCCTCTTCTTCTGCCTTTTTTACTCTTTCTTTATCTTTTGTTATTTCATTGTTAGATAATTGATAGAGTGTTTCGTATTCACATACTTTTTCAAAATATTCACAAATATAGATAAAGTCTTGACCGATCCAGTAATCTTCACCAACACCAGCAGTATCATAAGATGTCATATCAGAATCAGGATATGCTTCAGCAAATTCATCTTTTGACATTCTTGTTCTAATAAAACAATATGGCATATCTGAAAAATCTAACTGATTTATGAGATGAATTGGCATATATACCGAGAAAGGATTCTCAATTCTTTCAATGTAAGCCTCTTGGTCGAAAGATGTTTCATCTATATATCTTGTTAATACTCGAATGTAGCCAAAACCAGCAGCGACTTGATAGAATGTAGCAGTATCTACAGCAGATTTAGCAGAAGCATTTGTCATTATATTGCGAATGAGACCATCAATTACAGAAGCAGTTTTAGGATCTGTCACTGAATCTATGGGTCTTACTTTTACTTGTGGTTTATTTTGCCTCATATCATTAACAACTTGGTTAATGGTTGGAGGAATCTTATTTATTGTCTCCGAAGGCCTTTTATCATCATTGCGCTGGCGTAGTATATCTTCAGGCCATTGCTGACCATCTACAAACATAAGATCTTCAAGAGCTTCTCTATGAATTTTGTCAAGAATATTGATGCAATCTCTTAAGCGAATGTCAGCTATTTTGAGAGTTTTGGCATCACCTTCAAGGCCTTGAATTTGATTTGCATAAGATGTTTCTGCTTTTTGCATATTTTTATCCTGTTAAAGTTTCCAATAAGAGATGGGAATAAATAAAGAAACTTTTAATTTAGTGACAAGAATTCTTTTTGATGTTCCTCAAGATATTTCTCAAGTAATTCCTTAAATTCTAATGGATTAAACTCTGGCTCTTTACCTGTTTTCTTTGACTCTTCTAACTTTTTATTTACGTAGTTAAGAGCCAAAGCTTCTTCTAATTCAGCAAAAGTACAATGATGTTTTTGTTGTCTATTCATTTTAATTCGTCTTTTTCAAAATTTGTGTATTCACATTTACCATTAATGAAATATTGTACTTTGTAATAAATATTGTCACCTATTAGATTTATTTCAACAATACGACCTGGTACATCTAATTCGATTATCTTTACCCTTTGTCGTATTTCAAATGGAAAAGTATATGTCATTTCTTTTTCTTTTTCATTTTTTTCTGATAAGATAAGCCTATAGCGATTGCTTGTTTTGGATTTGATACTATTTTGTCTGATTTGCCCGAATGTAGATTGCCTTTATTAAACTCACCCATTACTTTTGCCATTTTAGCTGATTGTTCTTTTTTGAGCCAGGTAGAATCTTTCATATTATTTTTCCTTATGCATTTTGCGTAAAGTATTTGCTAAAGCTGCACGATGTTTTGTAGTAGAGGAGAATTTATTTGGATGAGCTTTAACAGAAGAAATCATTCCACCAACGGATTTATGAGCTTTTTTAGCTTGTTTTGTAAATGCACCGGGATGTTTAATTGCCTTTTGAATCCAATGTTTTGAATGAGCTTCATAATGCTTAGCAGCAGCTTGAGTATGAATGCCTGCTTTAGCAAGATGCTCAGCAGCAGCTTCATGATCATGATTTTTGACCATATTAGCAGCAGACATGTGATCTTGAGCTTGAGATATATGATCTTCTGGTGTAGGTAAATCAGCTGATTTTAGGCGTCTCTTTTGTTCTTTAGCAAACCATGATGTATCATTTTGAAGTGACATAATTTGCTCCTATTTGATTTTAAGTTTGTTGACTTTCATTACATTATTGATGACATTTTCCTTTTTTTCAGAATCAATTGGAATTGAATCTTTAGGAATTAATACTTCTTCTTTTATCAATGCTTGATAAAAATATCCCTGATCTACAGTTAATCCACCTATAGGTCTCCATCCATCTTTAATCTGACTATTTGTCTTTTCAATCAAAGCTTCCATAGGTGATGCTACAATAATTTTATAATCCATTTTTATACTCCTAACCAAGAAGTTGAATTTCCTCCACCATATCCAGCACCAGTATCAATTCTTGGTCTATTTGGTTGAGATTGATTTTGCTGAGTTTGACCATACACATTCTTATATTGCACTTTATCCATTATTGCATAACATATTCTTAATGCATCAGAGAAATCTTTATACGTTGGTGACTCTGCTTCCGATCCCTCTTCTAATCTATGATTCTTAAAAGATTGTATCATATTATGACACCAAGGTGCTACAAATAAATTCGGCTCATTCCATGCAGATATTGGAAGTAAAGTATTATATTGTAAGTCCCTTATTATATTCGATCTTTGTTGATCAATCGTTTTCTCCCATGGACATTCAAACTTCAATCCACCATTCTGTTGTTTAGCAAATTCAGATACTAATCCTTGAGTATCTGAAGCATAGTCTGAACCGCCAGTACCTTTAGCAAATCTTGTATCTATTGCTCTTTTAGTAACTTTAAGGCCGCTGTCAGTCCTGTCATGTGCATATATTTGAGTAGCCATGTCTTTTAGAGTACCGGGCCACAAAACTGTATTTCTACATTTATGAAAAAAGTCTGGTAAATCATTATGTTGAGGATATTCATTATAAATCCATTTAGTTAGACCGCCCATATTATTTGGCCATTGAGCAATCCATATACAAGCAGCATAATATTTTTGTGCAGGATCAATAGACATAAAACATTGAGATTTTTCTCTGATTTCTTGAAAATTGAATGAGCGGATATGTAAGTCATCTTTGAAATCAGGATATATTTTTCTACCGGCACCAATAGGTTCACCGTTCCATATATTTTTAGCCTCTATTGGACGGAAAGCAAAATCCTCTTTCATTTGGTCTTTTAAAACGTCAGGGAACCAAGGATTATCTTGCCAACTAGTTTTTTTAACGATAGCACCTTGAGGTTTATTTTTAACAAAACGTATATAAGTTGGATCATCTTCATAACGAGTGTTGAATTTGATCCATATTTCAGATCTGTCATGGATTGTTTTAGAGCGTATAGTAGGGAGTAGGATATTCCATGATTCGTCTGATACAGTTTCTGCTTCTTCTACATCGCAGATATCTACACCTTCAATAGATTTGAGTGCAGTTTGATTGCGAAAGAGGCCTTGAAAGATAAATTCAGAACCTGTACGATTACAAACGATTGAGTTATTTGTGATTCTATAATATTTTGATAATTTGAGTACATCAATTTGTTCAGTTAGAAGAGTATATACTGATTTTTTAATTGATGATTGGATTTCTCTACAACAAAGAATAAGCTTTTTTGCAGATAGAGATTGTATGATAAGAGCCCGAATATAACTCCAAGAACGTCCAGCACCGCGACCACCGTAAGATACTTTATATCTAGCTGGTTGGAATAGATAATTGTAAGCTATTGGTATTTCTATATCGACATTTATGCCATTAATCTGCATCGTCGTCCTCGATATCTTCTGTAATTGTAGGTGTTATACAATTATCTATTTCCCAACAAGAATCAGAGCAGTAGCCGTCATCTCTATCTGATTCATAAGATTTACCGCAATTAAAGCAAATTGGCATTTTTATCTTTTGGTTGAGATTTTCACTATAAAAAGTACCAACACAAAATATTTATTTACAATTTAATAGTAAACGAGTCATTAAATCAATAAGTTAGAATGCTTTACGCACAGTCAACATTCTTGTGAGTTAGACAGTAGATGTTGTATTACAGTTTTTTGTCGGTGTATAGTGAAAAAATTCAAGTTACATATTTGATGTGGTAAAAAATTCTTTTTCACCTTCGTTTTTGAAATTTTCTTCCCAAAACATTACAATTTTATTTTCTGGATTCAAATTAACTTTAGTTTGTTCTTTTGTTAATGTTAAATTTCTGGAGTCTTTTGAATAAGTAGATTTTAATTTATCTTTTTCAAACCATTCCTTATCTGTTAGACTGCATTCTGTATGTAATTTGAAAAATAAATTTTCAATAAAATCTTTAAATCTATAGAATCTATATAAAATTTTAATTTTTAATGATTTCATTATCTTCTCCTTCAACTTCTTTTAGATTTGTTTCTATTTTGGGTTCTTGAACCTGAGGATTGACAAATTTTACAGTAATATCGATTTTATCATTTATTCCACCTTCGATATTTAATTTGTCCGTGACTTTACCTAAAAGCCTTTCTATACTCAGATGATCACCGTTAAGTGATTGATAACGTATGACAAGAGCTAGAGCTTCTTCAAAAGTCATATGATCATAAAAACCGGGCCATCGTTGTTTTAATTTTTTCATGAAAACTTCTGGCACTGGTTTTTCACCGATTATTTTACAAAGAGTGGAGAAACGTGGACCAGAACTTCCATGTGGATTTCCAGAAACTCCGGGTTTCCAAGGTGTGAGACCTTTAGGCACTGGACGGCCAGTTTTCTGTCTATGAGTTGTACGAGGTGGTCTTTTCTTTTTAGGTTTTATTTGTAGATCATTCATACTGTTCATCAACTGTGTCACTAATTAAAGTGGATTTGAACGCGGTTTTTATTTTTAGTGGCCGCTACACTTTTGTAAGAAAATTACCGATAAGCCGTATAAGATTACCGGTAATTCCCCGAGAAGATACTTGAAACATTTAACATTGATATTTGATTTTATCAAATAAGTATTTACATGTCGTTGAAAGAGACATGTAGATCATTCTATGACATTAAATTGATCGACCAAAATGGCAAAATGGTTTTATTATTCTTGGTGAAAATAAACAACCTATTGGAATGTATAGTGAAAAATTAGCTTCTCCATCTTATGAATTATTACATCTTAAAGAAGTTTATGATGTATTATTTCCTGAAGATTAAATCTATCTGCAAATCAGCAATCAATTTCATTATTTCCTGCATTGTTGTCAGTTGCATTCCCTCGCCATAGTATACTAACAAACTGAATCGAATAAATCGATTACTATAGAGGACCGACGACGCAAGTCGTCGGGAGTAGTAGTAGTAGTATTAAGAGAGATTTATAATACTAAGAGTATATTAAAATAAAATACATTTCAGTACTACAACGATTTTCTCGACATGTGCATTCAGACAATTCCAAACCGCAGCGTAGCTTGGCCTACCCCCTGGTCTACCCCTGTATTATTTTTTGTTCAATGTAAATTCTTTGATATTATTAATATATACAATATTATACAATAATGAATATACCTGATGAAATAATGTTAAAATTAATAGAATGGCAAAAAACATCATCAATAAATGATGAATATTTGCAAATCAAATTAGATTCATTGAAATTATTTATGAATCAGTATTCTGATGATTTACTTAAAAAAATGTTTACTAGATGTAATAAATATAAGCATTTTAATAATGGCATTAATTCAATCATTGAAACAATGAAAGCAATTATTAATGATGATATTATAACTATTAAAGATGCAACAAAATTATATAATTTAAGTTCATCTACTATTAAACGTCTAATTAAAAAGAAAAAATTAAAAGCTTTTATAAAAATTGGTTATCAAACTAGACTACTTCGACGTCAATGTGATAATTTTTTAAAGTAAATCATTGTATACAAAATGTATATAAAATATTTTTAGAAAGGAATACAATATGGATCATGAATTAGAACAAAAAAAGACAATTACATTGCCGAAATCAGTTATTAAATTTATTGAAACTGAAGCAAAGAAAGAAAGACGACCAGTTAAAAATTATATCGAAAAAATTGTCTTAGAATATATTGATAAAATGAATCAATTAAAAGAAGAAGGAATAAATAATGCCTAATTATGGGAAAAAAGTGTATGTAACTTTATTAGACATACCACGACATGATAAAGTACATAGACTTGAAATTTCAAGTTTTGGCAAAGGTAAACCAAAAATTTATTCTCAAGAATATTATTATAATGATCTTAATGAATTAAAGCCCGGTAAATTGAAAGCTTTAGATAAAGAAGATTTTCAAGCTATTCTTGATAATTTAGACATCGTTCAATATCATATGTTAATAGACAAAGATAAAGATCTTAAAAATGAGTGAGAAAAACCCAAAAGCTTGCATTTTTGCGATTTACCAGGTGAGTGATCTGTCGGCGATCTAAATAAACTAAATGTAATGTCAGCAGCCTTAAAATTTCAATTCTTTGTCTTTGTTGCTGCTACTGGACCTTCGGTCCGCGTTCCCTCGCCATAGTATACTAACAAACTGAATCGAATAAATCGATTACTATAGAGGACCGACGACGCAAGTCGTCGGGAGTAGTAGTAGTATTAAGAGAGATTTATAATACTAAGAGTAATACTACTCCAATCCTACTACCTATATATAGATACACCAGGGACTTTTAAATAAATTTCATGTACTACTACCTATATATATAGATTCTCTAGAAGTTTTACTACGACTATTAGTAAATTGTAAATAATTGTTTTATAAATGTAAATAATACAAAATAGATCGAAAGGAATTGTATGATAATAAAAGATAATAAAAAATATCATGGTGCAACTGTTCATATTGATACTGAAAATATGGAATGGTTAAAAAATGATGCAAAAAAAGAAAAACATAGTAGACCATACAAAACACATTTAGAATACATTATTTATAAATATATTCAGGAAGAAAAATTAAAAGGAGATATTCATGGATCAAAATGATGAACAAGATTGGAAAGAATTTATATGGTTAATTGGTAAACATATTGGAGAAAAGTTATTTGATATTTTATTGACTGATAGACAATATTTAGAATGGTTTGTTAATAGTAATAAATCATTTTCTACACAATCAAATAAATGTAAAGCAATGGCTAAATTAGCATTATCATCTGAAAAATCTGAAAAAATAGTTGACAAAATTCAAGAAGATCCTGATGCAGAACAGAGAAGAATAATTTATTGTATAAAAGTAGCGACTGGAATAGATCCAAAATCTGGTCAACATATTGAAAATAATTATATTTACAATAAACGATTACAAGATAAAGCTTTTGATGATTTAAATGCTTATTGGAAAAAAGGTTATGATAATTTGGAAGATAAATCAAAATTAAAAGATTATGATTGGCTAAATGAAGACAATAAAAAATTATCCTAATTTATTTGAAGAAATTTTTCAAGGAAAAAGAACTATATCACAAGTGCTATATAAATTAAAACGTCAAAGAAATAAAGAATGGTTAGAAAAAATTAAAAGAGGTCAAGAAAATGTCTGAAAATTCACTTATTATATTCACACAAGCTTCAAAAATGTTAGCTGAAGCAAATACTATTTTGAAAGCTAAAGAATTAAAAGATTTAGCATTAACTGCTGCTGATTGGGCAAAAAGGAAAGGCATGGGTGAAGAGGCTATACAATATGCAAAAAGTTATGCTTTAGATGCTGAACGCAAAATGGGTCAAATGTTACAAGAAGTTCAAAAAGCTTCTGGTGGTCAACCTTATCGTACTAGCAATATTGCCTCTACCAGTTCTCCAAAAGAACCAGTAGATGCGACAGTCAGTCAACAGAAGCCTAAAAAAGAACCAATAGAGAAAAAAGAATTTATAGAAAAAGTGCCTACATTGAAAGAAGTTGGTTTAACTAAGAAAGAATCATTTAAAGCTCAACAATTAGCAAAATTACCAGAAATGCATGAAAAAGGAGATCCAAAATGAAAAATGAAGAAATAACAAAAGATGTACTGGGTAGATATTGTGAACATTGTAAAAGAGAACATGCTATTTTTTACTTGTGCAAACATTATTCTAAAAAAACAAAAAATGAAATTAAAGAACAAATTGAAAAATGGAGAAATCAATTAGATGATATTGATTGGGCGGTTGATCAAGTTTTAAAAAAGCATAAGCCTTTAGATTATATTGCAATGCATAGAACTTTTGCTGGATTTGATGATTTAAGTACATCAAAATTTATTAGGAAGATAGTTTTTAAAATTATGCAAAAAAATCCATTAGAATAGAAAATAATGAAAAAGAGAAAGTAGCAAGAAGAAATGTGAAGATGAAGATGATATAGAAGAGGATTGGTTAATAGATGCAATGAATACTTTAGCAAAAAGAGGAAAATAAATGGAAAACTTAACATTTTCAGAATTTAAAAGTAAATTTATTGCATGTCAAAATTGTGAATGGTGGCAAATACCTGATGAGTTTAAAAGGAGAACAAAATGATATCCAAACTACTAACTAAAACACGATTATCTAAGAGAATTCAAAATCCTGACAAAATAGTCAGAATTTATATACCTCACTGTCAAAATTGTGAATGGTGGCAAATACCTGATAATGTTATTATTGATTTTCCAATAGGAATATCGAATGTTTTATATCCATTAGATGATTGTAATAATGGTGATGTTACACAATTACCATTAGCAAAAATTTGTTTATCACCAAAATTATCATTTTTTAAAGTACCCCAAAAAGGAGAAGCTACTATTATTGATGGTGAACAATATCAAGGAAATTTAGTCACTAATGCAGAATTTGGTTGTATTAATTTTGAGTTTAAAAGGAGAACAAATGATATCCAAACTACTTGATAATCGTGTTTTAGTTAAGAGAATTCAAAATCCTGACAAAATAGGCAGAATTTATATACCTCAATCCGCAACATCTAAACCAGATCCTGAAAAAGGTATTGTTGTAGCTATTGGACCTGGTAAAGCTATAACGTCTATAGCAGAGAGAACAGATATAAAAGAATTTCGAATACCAATGCAAGTAAAAGTAGGTGATATTGTTCTATACAATAGATTTGTTGCAATTCAGTTAGATGATAAAGAAGATTTACTTGTAATGCACGAGTCAGATATATTTTGTATATTGGAAGAGTGATATGCCTACAATAGGTGATGCTTTAGCTGGTAAAATTGATGATAGTCCAAAACGTCGTGGTAAGAATAAGCCTAAAGAGGATTGGCAATTGTTTGTGTGGAATATAGGTCAGACACATAAGGGTCGTAAGTTAGGAACTATATTGAAAATTGATAGACAATATGTGGTTTGGGCAGCTAAAAATGTAATTGGTATTCATAAACAAATGGCTAAAGAAGCTTTAAAAAGAAGATCAAATGAAAAAAGATGGTCTAAAAATGTTATGAATAATTTGATTGAGACAAGAAAATTTATGGCCGATGTAATGTTAAACTTTGGCAATGATTTATTAAAATATATAAAGAAAGAAAGTATGAATAAACCACAACGAAAAGACATTACCAAATGAAATTAAAAGAAGCTAAAATATTAGTAGAATTAATTGAAATTCTTTCATATGATGATAAAGATAAATGTGATGATTATTGTCAATTTTATGTTAAATATATTGAACCAAAAGAATTTCACATAATAGAATTAGGTAAAGAACTTAATAAAATCGGCGGTTTTGAATTAATGGAATTAGTTTTTAACAATTGCTGCGATGGTTATACTGCAAATTTATTACATTATTTATGGCATGGCATTGGCGAATGGTATTGTCATTCAAGATGTGTATGTATAGGTCATTTATAAATAGAAAATTTACCGAAAGACTAAAATGAAAACACCGACCTTTAAATGGTTAGATATCAAAAATATAGATGATTTGATAGATTGGCCACAATTAAGATCTTGGATCAAGACTGGTTATCATACGGATATTAACAAAAGCATTAATGATCGACCAATAGAAGGTTCTAGAAAAAGGAAAATAAGCCCAGAAGAAAATTTAACTAATGGTGAATGAATTGATTGAATCTTATTCTTCTATTTTTGATGAGGCTTTAGAAGATAGTTACAATAAGATAAATAGAAGTCGTGATCACAAATATGTCAAATCAAAATTTAAAAGACATGGTTTTAGTAAAGAAATTAATGTTGATAATGTTTCTTTAGATTCTTTTTTTCATAATGATGAAAAAGCAATACCGACAATATTAAATGAAAGTAATGTAGAAAAGGCAAGAATAATTACTGACATTATTCAGAATAGGTTATATGATTTAGAAAGTAAGATAATAGGTCTTTCTTTTTTCCATAAAAAGTCATTATCTGAAATTAGTTTTATTTTAGATTTATCTGAAAGAAAAATTAGATATTATAAAAATTGTGCGATAAAGAAGATTAAAGCAATTTTAGATGATAGACCGATTAAGAAAAGTAGAAATTGTTTGTCATCTTTTAAATTAAAGAATAAGGATGAGAAATTACGCATTAAATGGTCTATAAGACCTAAGGATAATTGTATGGCATTACTTACAAAACAAGAAGCTCGGAAAAAATATAATATTAGAAGGATAAATTGTGCTAGATTGACACCAGTAAGTCGAATAAAGATGGGTCGTTTTTGGCGTTATCAATATAATGAAGATGATATTGTACAACAATTAAGATCGAAAGGAAAGATCATGGATAAACAGATTGATAATTTAAGCATCGATGAATTGACTGAATTGTTAGAAAAGAAGAAAGGTAAGCAAGAAGTTGAAGAAAGACAATTCGAAAATGATGAAGATTTGGTGTCTAGACGTACAATTTCACATAAAATAAATCCCGGACAAATTTATAAGAAGATAGCCGAGGATCATAAGAAAAAAGCAATCACAGAAAATGAAATTGCTGATGAAGCAGAAGATTTAGTAAATATTATGGCTGAAGAAAAAGAATTTGAATCTTTAGAACATGAGGATGTAAATCCCCGGACACAGGCTAATGCAAGGCAGACAGCAAAATTAGGTATTAAATTAGCAATTAAATATTTCATTAAGTCTTTGGGTCATAGACCTAGATTGACTGCAGGTTCATGGACTGAATCATTGCTTGCTATGGCCGATCATTTAATTCGTTATGAAAGACATAATTTTGAATAATAATAAAAAATAGCAATGGTGTATTAAAGGGTTACTTCATTTTGCTGAAAATACCCCTTTAAATTTGTTCCTTGCTATTTTTTATTAACTTTGAAGGATTTAAAGATAATATAATATATGATTGAATCTTCAGACTGAAATCAATGAATATTTGAAAGATAAGCTTGTCAAAAAAACTTAGGCAAAGCCGTTCGGCTAAAAAAGAAAAAGATAGACATTATCAAGAAGTGGGTGCCAATACTCATTCATTTTGTATTTTGTGTCATGGACCTTATCATTGTTTACATCATTTTATCCATAAAAGACAGTCAAAGAAATTAAGGTGGGATTATATGAATGGCGTGCCTATTTGTAAAAAATGCCATTGCAGGATTCATGCAAGAAATAATCCATTAGATACATTACTAATCATTGACAAAATGACTATATTATTTGGACAATCATGGCTTAATTATATTAAAGATAATATATGATCAATGGCCACTTTTTGACGAAGGTTTGATTTGGATTTATTCGTTGATTAGTGGCCATTTCCATGTGCTCTACATGATTATATTAATAGGAATAAACTATTAATCTGGGGGAAATATGCAAAGTGTAACAATTAAAGGTTGTAATTATTTTAAACCGGATTTAGATGAAAGTTGGAGAAATCATGAAGGTATTGTAATGGATAATTTTTTAAATGTTGTTTTAGCAATGCCAAATATGACAAATGAAGAATTGATTAATGCACAATCAGAAAATATAAAAATGGGTTATTATAATTATAAGGGATTAATGATATTTCTTCATAAATTTGGAGAAATGCCATGGTCCCTTTGTTGTTATAATTTTAAAATCCAACCTGTGGAAATACCAAAAGATGATAAGGCTTTCGCTTTGACATTTAATATTTGGGATACTGCATCAATGATATTAAAACATTATCGAAGAGTTTCAATTTCAAGATGGGTTTCTTCACAAATTAAAGCAGATATTAAAGCAGGAATCTATCCCGATCGTGATGCTGAATTTCTTCAAATTGAAACATTAGAATTAGTTAAACGAGCAACAACATGGAAACCTCAGTTTGATACAAATATTTGCCCATTTGTATAATTATAGGAAGAAATGAATGGCGTGCCTATTTGTAAAAAATGCCATTGCAGGATTCATGCAAGAAATAATCCATTAGATACATTACTAATCATTGACAAAATGACTATATTATTTGGACAATCATGGCTTAATTATATTAAAGATAATATATGATCAACGCTTGCTAGGCCATTTCAATGTATTCTACATGATTATAGTAATAAGGAGGATATATGAAAAAAATAATGATTGGAATCGTAATTTTTATTACAATGATTTTTTCTTCAACTTCAGAATCAAGTATGAATTGTAAATGTCCAAGAGATGGTATGCTTGGTATCTATGTGACAACTGAATGTGATGGTTGGGGTTGTCGTACTCTTTTAAAATGTTGCTATGGACATTATTTTTATTGTGATTAACTTTTAATTTCTAATGGTTTCTTAATTTCTGCTTTCAAAAATTGATCGTCACTATTGGTCAAGAAATTCTTACCAATATAAGATAAACCAGCACTTAAACCAGCTATTCCAATAATTTTCAATTGTGGAATTGTTGGTAATGCACCTGTTTGTAAAATATTTACTAAAGATACAATAATCGAAGCACCAATGGCCACAATTAAACCTTTCAAAAAATCTTTAGCATTTACAGACAGAAATTTTGCATTCATTATTTCCTCCTTAGTAACATTTTGATTGTATCTAAATCTTGAGAATATTTCTCAAGATTGTTAAGTCTTTCACCATGACGAGATAATGCAGATTCTTGTAATGTTTCTGTTCTAGTATATCCGTAAACCATTCCACCAACTAAAGTTAAGCCACCAACAATTGTTATTACTAGCCAAGTCCAGGACACAAATATTGATTTACATTCCTCAATATTGCCTTGATGATCTGTATTTTTTGTCACGATGCATCCTTTAGTTAAAGAGATTAATTCCAGTTGATGATATCGTTTTTATAAAGGAAACAATAATCGCAAATAACAAACATCCAACAGCCATTGTTAACAAGATTATGTAACAACAATTAAGTAAACTTTCTCTTGGTCCCATTTGTTTTTTACTAAACAAAATTTCAGTCAACATACAGCAACAAATTACATAACAAATCATATATAATATCATGGTGTCGTTATTACTGCCCAATGATTAGTAGCACCATCAATACATATAAACATATATGTTTGATATGTAGGTGTAGTAGGTATTAACCATGATTGTGCTGTACAACTTGGCAAAGCCATCATATAAAAAGCAAAAGAACCGATATTTTGCAATATAAGAATATCACCAGTATGAGAATTTGTTGTCCATAATTGTTTATCATTAGTATGTTGCAAAGAGTCTATTTGTAGAAAAGTAGCACCGACAGACATATCTAATAGATAAAAGTCTGGAAAAGAATCTGGAAATTGAACAAATAATGGATTTGTATTAAATACATTAGAGACATTTATTCTTGGTGTAGTAGTAGTTACATCTGTTGTAGAATAGATACCTTGACCAGAAAGACCATTATCACCAAAGTCAATAGTAGAAGATGTTCCAGATATTTCTAGTCGACCATCTATTAATTGTGTAAAATTAGATCCACCTTGAAATGTAAAATTTAATGATGCAGATTGAACATCAATTTGTGTTATTAATGGTGTCTCTGTTGCTAACAATAATTGTGAATTACCTATACCAGATATGCCAGTAAATTGCGCAACATATCCAGATGTACCGGATATAGCGGCACTGCCATTTATTCCAGAATAACCGCTATAACCGCTTTGACCTTGAGGACCTGGATTAGCACCTGAAAATCCTGATATTCCAGAATAACCAGAAATGCCTGAATAACCTGAAGATCCAACAAAAGCTTTACCTGAATAACCTGATTGACCTGAATAGCCAGAATAACCTGATCGTCCAGAATAGCCTGAAGCACCAGGATTTTGACCGCTAAATCCCGATATTCCTGAATAGCCTGACATTCCTGAATAACCAGATCTACCTTGTTTGCCGATTAAATGAACTGTCCAGTCATCATAAGTTCCAGAACCTTCCATATAATCTACATTCACTATAACTGATAATATAGCAAATGAATTATATTGTACATAAAGAACAGAACCTAACATATATGTAGATTGATTTGGATCAGACCGAGCAATTGATATATAATCACCAACTTGAAAAGATGCATATTCTTCTATATTTGGAATTGCTCCATTTTCTATTCCAATATAATATAAGTAACCTAATGACATTGTAATAGTATTACTGCATGTGCCATAATAACTTGTTCTCATTCCTGAATATCCAGAATAACCCGATGCACCATTAGTTCCTGAATATCCAGAAGCAGTAAAAGCACCAGGCATTCCGCTATATCCTGAAGATCCTACAAAAGCTGCTCCCGAAATACCTGAATAACCACTATATCCACTTTCACCAGTTGGACCTCCTTGTCCTGATTTTCCACTATAGCCAGATATTCCAGAACCACTAAATCCACTTAATCCAGAATATCCAGATGTACCAATTCCTGAATATCCTGAAGTTCCTATTTTTCCACTATATCCGGATGTACCAATTCCCGAATAACCAGATATACCTTGAGTTCCTTGAGAACCTGAATAGCCTGACATTCCTGAACTTCCCACAAATTGAGCCCCAGAATAACCACTAACACCTGAATATCCGGACAATCCATTGGTCCCTGAATAGCCGCTCAATCCTATGCCTGAATATCCACTATAGCCTTGTCGTCCCTGCAAGAATATGAACCATGCTGAGAAAGATCCAGCACCTGACACAAAATCTACTACTACTGTCATATTTGGATATGAAAATGCAGATACTACACCTTGCATGTAATTTGTCGCACTATTCATTATCGTTACATATTGATTGACAATAAAACCAGGATTTGCTGTAGTTATGACAAAACTTTTACTACCAGGGCTTAATATTAATGTAGAAATAGAACTACCATACAATATAGGACTGTTACCTGAATATCCACTATTGCCAGAATATCCAGATAATCCGATAGGTCCCTGGACACCTACGGCGCCAGAATAGCCTGAAACGCCTGAGCCTGACATTCCAGAATATCCAGACCTACCACTATAGCCTGATGTTCCTGATTGTCCACTATATCCTGAAGAACCGACTCCTGAATATCCTGATGTCCCGACTCCGCTATAACCAGAAATCCCACTATATCCACTCTGACCTGAATATCCAGAATAACCGCTTTGCCCAGAATAACCTGAAATACCACTATCTCCTGAATATCCTGATTGTCCACTATATCCACTCTGACCTGAATAACCTGAGAACCCACTTATTCCTGAATATCCAGACTCACCATCAATTCCTGAATATCCTGAATGTCCACTTATTCCTGAATATCCTGATTCACCTATCTGTCCTGAATATCCACTAAATCCTGAAAAACCAGATATACCTTGCGGTCCTGGTGCTCCTGTAAGTGCTACTACCCAAGAAGAAAAAGTTCCTGTGCCGGTAATAGATGTTACATTGACATCTAATTGTCCTGTACCTGAATTATAATTAGTAATCTCACCTTCAAATTTATGAGTATCATCATTTGCTACTATAACAGTTTGTCCTATAGACAAAGCCAATCCTGTTTCTACAAACAATGTTATTGGTGTTACTGCTAATGTAAGAGTAGTAGTAGAAAAAGTAGTATATCTATCACCGGCAAAGCCAGAAACTCCAGAATAGCCTGATTTTCCAATTCCACTATATCCAGACAAACCTTGTGGTCCTATTTGTCCTGAATAACCTGAAAAGCCACTTAAGCCTGAATATCCGCTATAGCCTGATATACCTGAATATCCAGAAAATCCAATTAATTCTTGACTGTCAATGACCCAACTACCAAAAGCTGGTCCCACTGATGTATCAAAACGATAACTTGTTCCTAAAGCATTTGTGTATATTTGACCATTATAAGGATTTAATGGGAATGACGACATATTTTACCCTTTAACATTGTTTTCCAAAATACATTCTTCATTTTCTAAAATTTCATTATCATCAATTAATTGTTCATTAACCATATGATAATCGTAATTAATGAATTCTTCTTGTTGATATATTTTATCCATATTTCCTCCTATTAATGAACAATGCAAATAGTATCTGGATCACCATTTGTTCTATAAAAAGCACCAACAGTTAAACCGCCTGCTATAGCAGCAGCATTATTAGCATAATTTGGAATTAAACTTAATAGAATTTGTATCGCAGTAGTTGGTGTAGGAATACCAATACTAAGTTTACCATTACCTAAAGATATATTGATTTGTTCATAGATACTGGCACCATAAGCAGAAGCATATATATTACCATTTGATATTGTTATTCCTGCCCATCCACGAGCAGTTTGACTTAATGCAACAAAATTACCAACACCACCAGTTTGTTTATAAATATCACCATTAGTACCATTATAAGTTGTTGCATAAATATCACCATTAGTATCAGCAGCAAGACCTAACCAATCACGAGATGTCTGACTTAAAGGATTAAAAGTTCCAGAACCACCAGTTTGCATGTATATATCACCACCACGATCACATGCATAAACATTACCATTTGGTGCAACACATAATCCATACCATTTTCTAGCTGTCTGACTTAAAGGATTAAAAGTTCCTGAACCTGCAGTCTGCATATAAATATCACCATTATATTCACCAACATAGATATTATTAGTAGCAGTAGCACACATACCTAAATAATTTCTAGCTGTCTGACTTAAAGGATTAAATGTTCCTGAACCCGCAGTCCGCATATAAATATCACCAACAGTAATAGATGTCACTGATGCATATATATTACCATTTGGTGCGCAACAAATTCCGTGCCAATTTCTTGATGTTTGTGATTGTGCAATAAAGTCTCCGATTCCGTTTGTTTGCATATAAATATCACCATTATTAATAGTGGCATAAATATTGCCAGATATAGATGTTGCCAATTTCCACCAATCTCTAACAGTTTGATTTAAAGTTATAAAAGCATTTGTAGAAACTTTAATATTTATTCTTGTATTATCATCAATTATCTGACTATTACCTATAGTAGTCACTGCTGTAAATTTAGGCATATAATTCAGAGAACCTGCAGTGCTGATGCCAGCACCAGAATAACCTGATGTCCCAGAATAACCTGATGTTCCTACTCCTGAATATCCTGATTGTCCAGAATAACCTGATGTTCCTATGCCAGAATATCCGCTTATACCTGAATAACCAGAAAAGCCTGAAATTCCACTATAGCCGCTTGAACCGACAAATTGGGCACCGCTGTAACCTGATGTTCCAATGCCAGAATATCCGGAAAAGCCTGATATTCCACTGTAACCGCTTTGACCTGTTGTACCATTTGTTCCAGAATATCCACTAAAGCCTGAAATGCCACTATAACCGGATGTACCTATTCCAGAATATCCAGAAATTCCCGAATATCCTGACGTTCCAACAATACCGGAATATCCACTTATTCCTATTGATCCAGAATAACCACTGTGTCCAGAATATCCTGATGTACCTATACCAGAATAACCTGATTGTCCACTGTAACCAGATATGCCTGAATAGCCACTTTGTCCAGAATATCCTGATGTACCTATTCCAGAATATCCACTTATGCCACTATAACCTGACAATCCCGAATATCCTGATGTACCTATACCCGAATAACCTGATTGTCCACTATAACCAGATATGCCCGAATAACCACTTTGACCCGAATATCCTGACGTTCCAACAATACCGGAATATCCACTTATTCCTATTGATCCAGAATAACCACTAATTCCTGAATATCCTGATTGACCTGAATAACCGGAAAAGCCACTTATGCCGCTATAGCCGCTTGAACCATTCGTTCCATTAGTACCGTTTATACCTGAATAACCGGAAAAGCCACTTATGCCGCTATAGCCGCTTGAACCATTCGTTCCATTAGTACCGTTTATACCTGAATAACCGGATTGACCGGTACTACCATCGATTCCACTATATCCGGAATGTCCTATTTGACCTGAATATCCAGAAATACCTTGTGGGCCTATAACGCCTGAATATCCAGATTGTCCTGAATAACCACTAAAACCTGAAAGACCTGATATTCCAGAATATCCAGAAGTTCCTATTGTTCCAGGAATTCCTGAATAACCGGATATACCTTGATCACCTTGTGGACCGATCTGTCCTGAATAACCTGAATATCCAGATTGTCCTGAATAACCTGAAGTTCCTATTCCTGAATATCCTGAAATTCCAGAATAGCCTGAAGTTCCTACTTGTCCAGAATAACCACTAAATCCTTGTATTCCTGAATAACCTGAACTTCCATTATTTCCCGAATAACCTGATTGACCTACTCCAGAATATCCAGAAGTTCCTATACCTGAATAACCTGATTGACCACTATATCCTGAAATTCCTACTCCCGAATATCCTGATTGACCTATAGTTCCACTATATCCTGAAATACCACTACTACCAGGATTATCTCCACTCATTCCTGAATATCCAGATGCACCTTGTTTTGATCCTGCAGATATTTGTACCCATTTATCACTACCATCAACTAATGCAAATAATGCTTGTACATTCTCATTCCACCATAATGTTTGTTTTGCAATTGGTTGTGGATTGTTATTTTGATCTAAAAATGATAATCCTGACGCACCAGAATAACCAGATATTCCTTGTTGTGCACCTGTTAAAGGTGATGTAAAATAAGATGCATATGTTGTTCCAGAATTAAAATAATGAATAGTCCTACTTGAAACTTGATCAGTTGCAATATATACTTTTAAAACAATTCTATCAGTTGATATAATTGAAAAAGCATTACCATAATATTTATCTGATATTAATGATGTTGATCCTGACAAATTTGAACTATTCAATTGAAATAATAATGTTTCAGTATTATCTATTGCTCTTTTATAAACTTTATAAAGTAATGTATTAGAACCAGTTACATTATTAGAATATGCATAGAAATTAAAGAGCCAAAGTCCTGCAGGTATAATTGTTACATTAGGATCATTTTGGTTAGTGACGTATGTTTTGATTAAAATAGGTGATGTACCTGAGGACACAGAATCTGAATTATCTATTTGACTTTCAGTTGGTGTTTCTCTTGTTAAAGCAAAATAAGTAGGCTTGGGACTTGCATCATCATCTTTATATTGAGGAGAATCACCATAAGGATAATTACTACCATAAATATCAATAGTTGATCCTGTTACTCGAAGATAATAAGGAAATCCTGTAGTTGATAATCCAGATATTCCTGAATATCCTGATAGTCCTATGATGCCTGAATATCCGCTTTGTCCAGAATAACCTGAAATGCCCGAATAACCACTAAATCCGGCATTACCTTGTATACCTTGTTGTCCTTGATCGCCTTTGGGTCCAATAGGTCCTTGAGATCCTATTCCAGAATATCCACTTATACCGGTAGTACCTGAATAACCAGATAAGCCACCAAATTCTGATAATTCGTCAAAGTATTTTTGCCAGGGATTTGAAAATAGTTTTTCACTACCTTCAACTGGAGGCGTAATAATGGGTGGTTTTAATTTTTGAGGAGCAGAACTTTTGCCCTTTGCACCTTTACCAGGTTTGTTGGCCATTATATACCTCTTATACTATGATAATAGGTGCAGTTAATCCAGAGAATCCTTTATAATTTGTCCCGACAGCTCCTGTAGCCCAACCATAAGGATCATAAGTAATGACTGTCTTACTTGAGATTGTTGTCGATGTAGCTATTGAGAAAATTACTTGCGCATTTGTGATTCTAGCCATACCTGATGCTTGATAAGCCGTACCATTATTCACATTGACCACGCATGGATATAATGTTGCTGGATTTTGAGGCACAAATGGTAATTGAATTAATACTTGAGGTTTCTGTAATACTGCACCGATACCGACTGCAGAAATAACAGTGAATGATAATGTCGTTCCTACATAAGAATCAACATTCACTAACATTTGATATTGTTCGGTATAATTATCGTCATGATACACATTAAAAAATTCATTGATCATTATAGTCAATTTTTGTCCAGTAACAAAACCATAACCAGATGGAATTGTCAATGTATTTGTTGATCCTGGTGGTGTTATTGATACTGTAGGATTAAGCGCACCATAATCTGTAAGTGTAGAAATACTACCATTAACTATTAATCTTAGATTTCCATCACCTGTATTGTATGTGCTTTGTGCACCGTCAATAGTCATCGTCACAAATTTACCTTGATATAATAATGTAGCAGGTGTTGTAACGGGAGTATAAACATAATCAGTTGAAATTTTAAATGTTATACTTTGTGCACTTGATGGAAAAGATAATATTCCATTCTCATCCAATGTCATATATTCTTTATCTAAATTTCCCCAATGATGAGATCCTTTCAAACTTTGTTCATACCATGCTAAAGTATCAACTCGTGGTGTAATATTTGTTGCATCATAACCAATAGATGAATGTATTCTTACTTCACTGCCAAATCTCAATAAATATTGTCTATACCAATCATTTTCAGTATTGATGCCACCAAGTTTTTCTAATTCTACTGATGATAAATCTGGTGCTCCTAATGTTTCATTATTGAAATTTGTGACTCCAAATAAGTGTGATACAGGTCCAATAACTGGCAATGAACTTTGAATATTATCGTGTATATTCCAACCAGTTCTTACTGGCAATACAAAATCATCTGTGCAATTAATGAATGTATTGTCACATACAGTATTATTTAAACAACCTGCACCATAAGAAAAAACACCAATAACACAATTACGAATATTATTAAAAGCTACTGTATTGTTTGTCACTGAAGCATTGCCTTCAATACCAATAGCACCTGTTCCACAATTTCTTATAGTACAATTCAGTATATTTGATCCAGTTGTTTGTAAATAAATACCTACAACAGTATTACTTATACCATCAATAATTAAGTCTTTAATTGTTATTCCTCTTAATCCACCGACCATACTATTTGAAAGATCAAGGAATGTACTTCCCGCTCCATAAAAAGCCAAATTACTAGTAAATTCATTTGTAGGTGTAGTATTTAAATCTGCCTCATTTGATTGAGTTCCTATAATATTGACACCAGGTTTCATTAATAATTGCGAAGACCAATATTTTTTACTTGAATTCAATACCACTCGTTGACCAGCTAAACAAGAATTTATTGCAGCCTGTATGAAAGCTGTGTCATCAGTAGTGGGTGTATTATCATTCATTGATCCGTCACCTTTAGCACCGAACCATTCTGGGAAAATTTCAATTATTTTTTGTGAGAAATTAATTCCACCAGTTGTAATATAATGTTGAGTGAAATCATTTAAAGATAATACAGGATCTATTGTTAAAGTAAAAGTAGACCATTGTAAGAAAGAACCGATAGCTAATCTTACAGATACTGTTAATGATGGATTAGTATTTAAAGTATAAGTACCTGTTGGTAAATATATTCCCCATTTAGGTGATTGTGCAAAAGCATAGTCATTTGCTGCTTGTATAAATGGTGATGCATCCTCTGCTCCAGAACCTGTAGCACCGTACCATTTGATGTTGATTTCTGTGTCAGCTCCAACAATTCTGAACCAGCGACCATAATTGCAAGTAGGTTTAAATATCATACCATCATCATCAACAACTGTAGAGTTAGGATCAAAGTAGAAAAGTCCTCCGCCGCCGTCACCTATAGATGTGTAACCAAGAACTTGAATAGCGCCTTGTGTCATTGATTGAGTTTGTATTGCTTTTAGGTCAGCAATAATATTGACAATAGTGACATAATCGTTTGTCGTATTATTTATATTGTCTACAGTCCATAAAACAGAACTATCAAAATTTAGTAATTTGAATTTGTAAGAGGTATTTGAATCAAGCCAAATATTTGCTCGACCTCCAGCATCAAGAACGATGGGATTTGTATTGTAATTTGTGCCAGTATTGTCAGTAAATGTTGCCAATGGTGTATCTGTTCCGGCTGCATAAGTATATAAGAAACAGCCAGCCATGGGAGCACCATTGTTATCAACAAATTGGAGTTTTGGATATGGACTTAAAATGATCATAATATATTTCCTTTGATGATAGTAATTATCGAATTATTAAATCTATAGATTATTGTTGAGGTTGCATATTACCGATATTTGTTGCATCTGCTGGCATCATATTTCCAAGGACATTAACTGCTCCAAGTCCTAATGATGTATTATATAATGGTTGTTGTAATTGTTGTAATCTTTGTCCAGTTCCTGCTAACATTCTACCATAACGACCTTCTTGACCAGCTAATCTTGCTCCTAATATAGCCGCTGTAGGTATTCCTAATCCTGCTGCAACTTCTGGACTATGACCTATAAATTGTCCACCGCCAGCACCTAATCCGCCAGCAGTTATAGTTGATAATGCAATATCTTTTAATGAGGTCACAGGTTTTTTTGCTTGTTTTGCTGCAGCTTCTTCAAAAGCATTTTTTGCATTCATCAAATTCTTTTGCTGTGTTCCTAATTTTGGTAACTGATCATCATAAGTTCCCAATTTATTAATAACAGAAAAATATAATTGTTTCTGCACATCCTCTGATAAAGCATCAGCATCATTAGTAGCAGCACCTCTAGTAAATTTAGGTTTGATATTTTGTTTGATTGCATTAAATTTATCTAAAGTGACAGGTTTGTCCATACCGTCTTTTGTTGCTTGAGCTATAATATTATTGATGATATTTTCAGCTGCAGGTCTATCATTATAGTTTTGACTTTCTACAATATCATGTTTTGCAGCCTTTAAAACATCTGTTGGAATAACTTTTGGTGGATTAGGACCAGTAGAAAGATCCTTTAATCTTTGAGTTGTTTCATTATAAGAATCATCAAAAGCTTGTTGAGCTTTATTTATAGATCCTTTCCAAGTATTAGATGACAAATCATAATCTTTCACAGTATTTAAAATAGATTCTTGTTTAGCTTCTGTTGTTGCGCCAGATGCTTTCTTAATGACTTTTGCCGGTGTTTGTCCTAATAAAGCTTTACCATAAGAAGTTTCACCAGCTTCTTGAATTACTTTTCCAAGAGGTGTTATTAATTTTGTTGGTGTAGGAATTAATACACTTCCCATCATATTTCCAATAACAGCACCTTTTTGTTGTTCGGGAGATGTATTTTCTATTTGTAACATTTCTGGTGTTGCTATCATTCCACCAGTCATGGCCTCTTTACCTGCTTTATAAGCATCATTTATATTTACTCCACCTGCTAAACTACCAGCAATAGCAGGTGCAAATTCTGTTATTAATCTAGCCGGTGATGTAAACATATTGACAGTATTAATGACACTTTGACCTAATCCTTTTCTTAATCCAACACCACCTTGCTGTGTATTAGCAGCCAAAGCAGCACCAGGTAATTGAGCAACTGCTTTAGGGATATTTGAAATGCCTGTTGCTAAATTAATGACATCCTCTTTAAGACCAGTTTGAGATATTGGAGGAGGAGTAGTAGTAGCTGACATATGATTAAGTACATCATCAATAGAATAATCATTTGCAGCTGCCTCTTTAAGTGAAGAATCATTTAGATGATCTGCGATATCACTTAAAGAATAACCTACATTTTTTGCCTCTATTAATTGGTCTTTTGTGAATCTATAAGCCATATTTTATCCTTATTTGAAAATATCTGCCAAAGATTTTCTCTCTTTAGAATTAGCTAATTTTTGATATCTATCAACTGTATATTGGATAGGCTCCCATTGTTTATCTGAAATAGATTCTTTATATGACTGTACTTTATTAAGTTTTGCATCAGCTAATGTCTTAATAGCTCCTGTAAAATCTTGTTTTTGAGCATCTGACCAAACACCATTAGGATTAGCAGTAAAGAATGTTAATCTATTCTGTACATTTTGTAATAATGTAGGATCACCAGATGCTTCAGCTTTTTTCATCATCATTCCTGCGACTGTCGCAGTAATTTTACCTTTAGCTAAATCTAAGATATCGCTATAATTATCAAGCGCTCTTGAATCAATCACAGCAGGTGATCTTGATGTCAATGGTTTTCCTTCTACTTGCTTATTCTCTTTATTCTCTAATGCTTCCTTTTTTAAAGTTAATTCAGATCCTCTAAATATATTCAACATTTGATTTCTATGATTCTCCATTGCCAATTGAGCATCTTTTTGTCGAATATCACTCTCTTTTGTTAAAGCATCTAATTTTTGTATTGCTAATTGTGGATTTGCTCTAAATTGGTCAGGATTATCAATATTATCTTGTAATCCTAATTTTTGAACACCATTATATAAATAATTATAAGCATCTAATTGACCTTGAGTTAATGGTTGCTTTTTCGGATCTAATTTAGATATATTCTCACTATTAAGTTCTGGTCTAGCTGTAAAAAATGAATTTGTCAATAAATATATTTTATTTGCCTGACTTTGAGCCTGCATAATTTGATTTGAAATACCCTCACTTTTAGCATGCATTGTCTGCATATTTGCAGTAGCAGTTTTATCTGCTATATCTGCAACAGTTTTATCATATGCTTGTGCAAGATCACCATAGCCAGCTTTATATAATTCCTGTTTATATTTATTAGGATCAAGGTTTCCTTTTTCGTCAAGAGAATCCTGATATATCTGTTTTGATTTCACCAATTTTTCAACATTCATTCCTTGTAATTGATTCGCTTGTGCCTGATTTATATTGGCCAATTGTGCTCTTTGTTGTTCAACAGGAAAAGCTTGAGCTTGTTGAGCCATTTGTTGCTGTCTCATTTGATTTGCAATGTCTTGACTTACAATGTCCTGTTGTTGTGCAATCATCCCACCCAAATTATAACTTTTGGGAATGCTATAGTCTATTAAATTCGCTATCATTAGAAACCTCCTAAGCCAGTATCATAATAATTGGCTCCACCAAGATTATATTTACTATTATTAGTTAATCCCAATCCATAATTATTTGATGCGGGTATCATTTCTCCTGGAGCTATCTGATTTGCAGATGATAAATCCTGAGGTTGTGTCATTCTCTGATTCCCTCCAAATAATCCTCCTACTATCCTACCTGCAGATCCTATCATATTTCCTATAGTTTGCGCTTGTCCAATATCATTAGCTGCTGTCAAATTACCTTTTTGAATATCAATTCCTGCTAATTCACCACCTAAACCTCTTTGAGCACCTGATAATGCAGCTGCTGCATTTTGACCCATATTTGCTGTATTATATTGTCTCATAAATTGGTTTTGTTTTTGTGCAGCATTATTTTGGTATTGTGTGTTGTATTGATTGAATTGTCTATTATAATTTTCATTATAGTTAGCATTGGCCATGTTGACACCGTATTTTTGTAATGCTTTCATTGTAGCACCAGAGAACATTTGACCTAATGAACCAGCATTGGCCATGACTTGTTGATTACCAGTAGTCAATTGATTTTGATAAGCTGGATCTTGCTGATAATTATATTGGAAATTCTCCTCTGGCATATTAAATTGACCACTAGATAACATGTTACCCAATTGTCCTGCAGCCTGAGATCCAACATTCATATATGGTTGTTCATATGCTGCAGCCTGCTGATAATAGTCTTGTAAGCGTTTTTGTGCAGCATCTGCAGCAGCCTGTTGAGCTTTTTCTGCATTACTTCCCGCAATGAGACCGTATATTCCTTCACCGAGTCCAACTGCTCCACCAATAACTGCGCCCCAAGGACCTGCAGCTGATCCAGTTGCAGCACCACTTGCGACATCAGTTCCTAAATTTATCCAACCTTGAGTGTTTGCCATATTAGTTACCCTTCTACAGGTGCATTTGCGTTTTCAATTGATATATCTCCGCGTGCACCGATTAAAACTATTTTTACTGGATCACTTATTATCAATCTGAATATACGATCTCTACTCATACCTAATCGATGCCAATGTAATCTTGTCTTATAAGCTCCTCGACCACCTATCTGACCCCAATATTCATTTGACCATGTATATCCACCATCATCACTCATGACTAAAAATGCTTGAGGATCAACCATTATAGAATTTTTACCATCAAGACCAACACCTCTCTCAATATCAACCTCAAATTCTTTAAAAAATATTCTTTGCCTATCCTGATGTATATGTGGTCCAGTTATCAATCGTCGAACTATCCTACTATTCTCAGTATATTGATTCAAATCTAACTTATATATATTTGAATTTCTATAATCTCCAACTAAATTCAAATCATTAAATAATGTATGACAATTACCAATATATCTATTATATTTTTTACCATCCCACTCCGCCCGTTCATGCCATTCTTTTGTAGATATATCATATACTAATGTCTTATTGCCTGAGTTAAAAGATAAGACATAAAAATTATGACCATCTTGGGTATAACACCAACCAATTGCATCTTTTATATTATTCAAAGATTCAATCATATGATCTATTGAATTTGACGATATCTTCATCGGTGTATAATTATCACTCATCCATATCTGTCCAAATCCTGCAGCGGATGATCCTAACCAAAACAAATTATCTCCATTTGTAGCTACTGAATTTGTCGCAACAGTTCCATTATTCAAGAATGTAGTTCTCTTAACAAATGGATTATTTATATCATAACCAATAGGATTATACCATATCTCTGTAGATAACTCACCCATTATCCACAAATCATTTCTTATAGTAGTTATTGTTTTTATACTGTCAGGCAATCCTTCTGCTGTATAGAATCTTGTTGTGCCTAGATAGAAATCAACTGTCCAGATATCTAGAGATCCTGCTCCGCCAAAATTATTAATAGAAATTGTCGCATGACCAGTAGTTGGATTATAAGATTGACAGACACCAGCTAAATAAGACGCCTGATTTGTTATTGTGACCCACATACCAGCAGATATTATTGTATCATTTACAGCAGGTAATCCGTTTGCAAATTCCAATAAAATATCAACAGAACCTGTTTGTAGAGGTAAATATGCTTTAGTTAAATATTGGACATCAATATCGCCCCAGTCAAGACAATCATATTGTTGAGAGTACCAAAAACGAGCAGAGTTTAATTCATTTATAATAAAGAAACCGTTCATGAAAATAACTGTTCCAGGATATTTTGGAAAACTTGGATCAGTTATTTGTTCGAATGTATTATTTGTTAAATTATAATTATATCCATATTCTCCATCAACTAAGCAAATACCGAAACCTCTACCAGAACCATTACCACAATCGATCATTGAAACAGTTCCATTTGAGGTCAACAATGTTCCTTTATAAACTTTTGCACCATGAATATTATATTCTAAAAATTGATTTCCAATAACAGCAAACATTCTATTTGTTGATGTCGTATAAATACAACGGACTTTAGAGTCAGCAATAATGTCTTGATTAAAAATTGTTAATCCTGGTGTAGGATATGCTACCATATTACTTTTAGCTTGTTTAGTAGCACCGTAATATTCAGATATTTTCTGGCCAGTTACACCATAGTATTCTAGATAGAAGTTGATGAGGTCTTGACCATCAACGGCTCTAGATCTACCTTGTCCTGTACCAGTTATAAAAGGTAATGTTGTCATTTATATTCCCTAAGTTGAATAGAGACCAGATAATAGATTGAAAGCACGTCTTGGTAATACATATGCATCTGTAGACATTAAAATCTGTTCCTGATTTATAGTTTTTATTACCGCTTTTGTACGTTTTGCCTCATTACTAATGATAGGATTTATTGATTGACCGTATTCCCCAGCCATAGCTATTGCGAGATTATAAGCTAAAGCAGTTTTATATCCTGGTGGTAAACATACAATATCAGAAAGTCTTAACCATTTCTGTACTTGATGCCAGACAGATAATGATAATTGTAATGATCTTGTAGGTACGGGCCAGATATCTATAGAACCATAAGGCCAAGTTCTATGAAAACATAACCATCGTGGATAAGTTGAACCTATTCCTTTTTGGAATACATCTTGCCATTTAGCATTTGGAATAATATCTAATTTATAATCATTTTGATAACCAGATGTAGTATCTCTCACAAAAGCAGATTCAATGTGTAAAGGCAAATATGCATTAAAATCTTTAGTAGCATCTGGTCCAATTGTATAATGTCCCTGTCCACCATTAAGATTAAATATCTCATTGTCTATGACAAAACATAATAATTTTTCATTAGCCCAGCTATCTACCATCCAGTTAAGTTGTTCAAGACAATCGGCAGCTTCCGGTCCATCAACTGTTTCATTTGTGACTAACACACCTAATAATCTTAATGCTCGTCTAATAATATCGAGCACTTTAGTAGGTGTAATGATAGTACCATCATTACAAGTTATAGGAGTTGGTGGAGGAACTGGTGGTGTAGGTCCAGGAGGAATTTCATCATCTTTATAAACAGGACTTAACCCATATTCATAATTACTACCATAAATTGCTTGTGTCATATTTTATCCTTTGTACAATGCCGCTCTTTTAAGACATTGTTGTCTATAAGTATTCTGGTCAAAAGTTGAATTAAATCCACCTTCAACATAACAACTATTTGGAAATAATCCAACTGATCCTTTTAAAGTATGAATGACGTCACCTAAATAACGATCTTCCTCTCCCCAGATCCCATCAAATATATCATTAAATAGTCTACCATTTTGTAAAATTCGTATTTTATTAATTAATTCTTTTTTGATTAATAGACCACAAGAGAAAAAATCATTCCTATATATTCCTATCTTTGGATGCTTAATAAAGTCTATAGTAAAGTATTTTCTAAAATCATTCTCAACTTTCATTAAGCAGGCATCATATTCTAATGCTTTTCCAACTATTTCTAAACCTAATCCATGCGGGATTCTATCACCATCAAAAAAGATAGTATCGTCAATGCCGAATGTATTAAGTCCGATATCACGGCATTTACCAGCACAAAAACCTGATGTCTCAGTATGTTCAATAAAATTTTCATGTAATGCCTTTAAAACTAATTTAGATTCATCTGTATCTTTATCTATTACAAATAACCTTTTAATATCTGGTAATTGACTATCTAATTGATATGCGAATTCTGGTATATATTGTCGTTGGTCCTTAGTTATTATTATTATCTGCATCTTGCAAAACTCTCATATTTAATCTACAAGGATAACAAGCACAATTCTCAACTTTACATATTGATTCCTTAAATATTGATTCGTCAAAATAAGGAGCGATATAAAAATTTCCTAATGATTTTAAATCACCCCAACATTTTACAATCCGACCATTAGATAAAATTACTATATATTGACAACCAGCTATACATGGTTGATCTTTATTATTTTTATATATTGCCATCTCATATGGAAACATATCACAATTTGAAAGTTGTGACAGTCTATTCATGTCTTTTAATTGTTGATCTGTATAGTTGAATTTATACCAAGGAGATGTCTTTAATCTATTGGGAATTATTATTATATTGTATTCTTTATACCAATCATATAATTCATCATAAATTGATAGAGCATAGTCATCACAAATTTGGATGATATAGATATTTTTAAATCCTGCATCTTTTAATTTCTTGTATTGATTTACTATTTGAGATTGAGGAATATTTAGTCTTGTTCTCTCTTTTATATGGAGAGAGCCTACAATATATTTTACTTTATTTGGATCTATATGAGCAATAAAATTATCTAAAGGTAATGATAAGTTAGTATAAAGACTGATATTGAAACGATTTGTGATATAAGAGGCTATTTTGACAAAGTCAGGATTGAGGAGTAATTCACCACCTGTAAAAGCAAAGAAATAATTTTTAGTGAGTCTGTCAATTGCAGATTTGATTATGTTGAATGAGGGACCTTTGTCTTTTTTATCACTTTGATCATTGAGGCAATAATCACAATTAAAATTGCAAGATCTATTAAAGTTCCAGTCAACTATTATCATAGAAGACCTTATTATTTGTTTAAGTAATTAAATCTGCAATTATCTAAATGCCAATAATTGTTGAGAATTTGGACTTTATTTTTCTTACTAAATTGTTTCAAAGTATCTGATAAATTGTAATGCATGTTAAAATTAGGTAATTCAATTAAACTATGAATATATTTGTAAGCCTCAAGATCATTACCATTATATAAGATACAGTCAATAGATGATTCTTTACCAAAAGCTATTCTTGATTCGTCTGGTATTTTAAACGTTAAAGGATCTAAAAATACGTCCCAATCAATATAACATATATTAGGAATTGTTGATAGAATTTTTGTTCTTATATAGTCTGATACATGTCGATACCAAATGAATTTAGATAAATTAGATCCGAAAGTAGGTTCAGAAAAATACTTATCACAATTAGTTATTTGTTCATATTTCCAGTTATTTTTTTGAGCATATTCAATGACTGAATTGATCCATGATTGTAGATAGATAGGTATTTTTCCACCTAATATAATTTGTAATATAGTTCTTTCCATTTATGCTACTGGTACAAGTTTCGCCCAATGATTAGTTGCACCATCAATGCATAAAAATTGATATACTGCATAAGCTGGTGATGTTGGTATTGTAAAATGTGCTGATGTACAATTTGGTAATTCTTGCATGTCAAAACCGTATGAACCAACATTTTGTAAGATCAAAACATCGCCTGTATGTGCATTTGATGTCCATAATTCTCTTGATGCAGTATGATCAAGATTGTCAACTTGTAGAAAAGAACCTCCTATTGTATCCATATCTATAATATAAGGATCTGTTGTATCAGGTGGTTGAATTATTACAGGAAAAAGACTTAAAACACCAGCTATAGTACATCTATATGTACTTATAGTAAGAACTATACCATTATCAGCTATCTGACTATCAACTAATTTATGAATATTTGAAGGATCAATTTTTTGAAGAACATTAATTGTACCATTGATAGCAGTATTTACTGCACCTGCAACTTCAGCACCGACATCAGAAGGTCC